GCTCCTGTTGATCCAGCAATAGAGGGGATGCCAGCACCGTACGCACCACCCCACGTAAGAGTGTATGTGTTTCCTAGTTGAACATCTTGACTGCTAACAATTTTACCGCTCACCGTCAGATTGCCGCTCGTCGAAAGATTAGGCGTGATGCTGAACGTCGTGCTCGTCATCACCGCTTTTTCCGTTCCGCCGATGCTTATGCCTAGCTCGTTCGTGCCGTGGCGATAGAAGCCGGTGTCCTGATCGCTCGTGAATGAGAACGACGGATTGTTGGCGTTGCCGTTTGCGCCGTGAAAGGAACCTCCGGCGACGACGCCCGCGTTTGGAATCGTCAGACCATTTTCATCGAAATACGCGACCTGCGTTCCGCTGACCGAGATGCCGAGCGTATTCGCTGCGGGACGATAGAGGCCCGTGTCGAGATCATTCGTAAAGTGCAGCGAAGGCGAAGCCGCGCTGCCGTCGTCGAGCGTGATGTCGCCGTCCGTCGCGGAGATCGTGATCGCACCGGGACCGACCGTGATCGAGATGCCAGCGCCCGCCGTCAGATTGCTCGTGACCCACGAGGTGCCGCTGCCGATCAGAATGTCGCCGTCGCTCGGAACGGTCGTCAGTTCGGAGAGCGAGGTCGGACCGCCGCCGCCGCCGGTTCCGCGTGCAGCGACCAGAGTCCAGTCTGACGAGGAGCGCGACGGGCGCGTGCGATTGCCGTCCGTGTTCGAGGTGTACGAGTCGCCATTGATCGTGACAAGATCGAGCTTGTTGTAGGTTTCGCCCGCCTGCCACTTGCCGCGAGGATTGAGGCCGCGAGGTTCCGCAAATTCCTTCCGCAGTTGCTCGATCTCACCGGCACGCGGAAAGCGTGCGAGTTCGGCCGTGACGATCTCCTTGACCGCGCCCGGCAGGCTGGCGGCGTGCTCGGCAATCTTCGCCTCGGCTTGCGCCGCAAGGCGTGCGTTCTGCTCACGCTCCGCGATAATCGCGTTGTAGCGCGCCTGCGTGCTGATCTCGAGACTCTGCGCAAGGTCTGCGATCTTCGCCTCGATCGTAACACCCAGAGCCGCGGTCTTGTCCGCGGTCTGCTTGCTGGTCCACTCCTCAAGTTCCGCACGCAGCTGCGGCTCGGTCTCCTCGAACGTGCGCTCGATCTCGGAACTCAAGTGCTCCTTGAGGAGCGGAAGTTCATCAACAAGCCGCTTCAATTCCGACCGCTGAATGATCGCGAGTTCGACCAGCCGCTCGATTTGCGTGTTCGTGTCCATGTTTTGAATATTACTTCCGCTCCTTTAGTTGCGCCTGACAAACTGCGTATCGCTGCGCGTTGTCAGGATAATCTTTGACCATCGTTGGATTGCCCATGCACCGCGTCAGGAGGGCGTCGCCTTTTTCTCCTTTTTCCGGCGTCGGCATGATGAACTGCGTTGGCGCGTTCGCGGGCGCATTGGCCGGCAGCGGTTTCTTCTCCGCAAGTTCAATCAACGAGGAACCCCCAACAATCGGAGAAAACGCGGCATCGAATTTGCGCGCAGTCTCGGAGCGATATTTCGCGACGGCGTCGATCCATTCCTCCGGCCCCGGCGCTTTCTTTAGGACGGATTCCTTTTGGATTTCAGCGCGAAGCGCGAACTCAACGCGATGCTCCGAAGGTGCGGCCGCGTTCTCCTGCTTCTTGTTCAGCCGCTCCACGATGGCGTTCGCCCACGTCTGTCCGGCGTCGCCGCCCCAGCACTGCCAAGCCTGCCAGCCCTTGCCCTGCTCGTCCCACGTCGAACCCTGCTTGTCGATTTCGTGCCGGTCGAAGTAGGCCTTCATCCGGCGCACGGTATCAGCCGACAACGGCTTCTTGTTCTGGATATCGCGGGCGCGAGCAAGACCGACCGCGGTCATTCCACGCTGCGACGGCGGCTTCGAGGCGCGGACCTCAAGCGCCCGGCGAGCGTTCGCCGCCATCCGGTCGTTCGGAACGTAGGAGTCCTCCGCGAAGTTGACCGTGATGAGATCGGCCGAGTTGTTGACCTGCTCGACCGGAGCATCCGGCGTCGCGCCTTCGGCGGTATTCGCCGGCGCGTTATCCACGGTTCCCTTGCCCGTCGTCGCGTTGACCGCGTCAACCGATTGCTGCGTGACCTCGGTTCCGAGCGCCGCGGCCATCGCGGGATTCGCCGGCAACTGCTGGGTCGTCATGCGGATGGCGGTCTCCGGGATCTCGTACTTCTGCGCCAGTTCCTTGACGTATGCGGCCTCCATCGCGATCTGCTCGAGACGGCCGAAAGCGTCGGTGCCTTGCTCGGCGGCGATCTCTTGCAGCGACTTCGCGCCCTGCCGGTTCTCGTTCATGTTCGCCGCCGACTCGCGACCGACGTCGATGGTAATCTTCGGCGGGAAGCGCCATTCGCCGCGGGTCGCACGGCGCAAAGCCTGCACCATTGACTCGCCGGCTTGCAGCGGCGGTGGCGGGATCTGCTCGCGGGCGATTGCGTCGAGGATGACCGCGTTCTTGATCGGATCGAGCACCTTGTCCACGAGCACGCCTTGATGGCGCGTAAAGACGCGGTCAGCCGCGGCGAACTCGGCGCGCACGCTCGGACCCTTGAAGTCTTGAGTCCCGAACAAGACGCCTTGCGGGATGCCGATGCCGATGGCGATCTCGTGCATCAAGTGCTGCACGAAGCCGGCGAACGCTTGCGACGGGCGCGAAGGCATTACCTCGATGCGGTCCGCGGTCCCGAAGTACCGGATCATGCCGACCTCGGAGAGTTCGTTTTTCTGCGCCTGTCCGCTCGGCAACTGGATCGACGGGTTCGGCGTGAACAGGTTGCGCGGATTCGCCGCGCCCTTGTCAGAGAACACGAGCGCCGCCTGCTGCGAGGCGAAGCGCACGCCGGTCTTCTCGGCCTCGAGAATGCCGTAAAGCATCCGCGCCGAACGAGCGCACGCGTGGAAGTCGGAGACGCCGCGGAACTGATCCGAGCGGAACGGGTCAAAGTAATGGCAGAAGTTCGACGCCGGCACGTCCTCCGGGTCGAAGTAGACTCCGTCACGAGTGACGCGGAAAACGCGATACGCGACCGGACGGCCGAACTCGTCCACGATCACGCCTTGATAATAGTTCGTCGGCTCGGCGGTGAGCGCGTTCGGATTGCCGATGCGCGTTGCCGGCACGATCTGGATCTTCAGTTCGTCGTCGAGCCGCCGGAGGATGAAGCCAAAATCGCCGTCAACCGGGCGCTCCTCGCATCCGATCTGCACGAGCTTGCGGAACGAGTGCCGGCCGGTGACGTCGGCGCGCTTGCACCAATCGTGAAAGAATTCGTTGACGATGTTATTGTATGCCCGGTCCCCGGTCATCGCGGAGAACTCCTGCGGCGTGCAATAGAGGGAGAACTTGCGCGTGATCTCGCGAGCCTGCGGGAAATTCTCCACGAGGTCGCGTGCCTCCCAAAGCATTACGATTCTGTCCCGCGTCGTCTGCGTGCTTTCACTAGGTTGTCCCCATTGTTTCGGCGCGTAGATACGGTCGGTCATCGCCGCGTTGTACGCGAAGAGTTCCCGCTGGATTCTAGCCTCAAGGCGCTTCAGCGCATAACTTGGAGCGACCGTCTCGAGCGCACGCTCGAACCAAGGGCGATTCTGGATAACCTTCTGAAAGTTGAAAGGAGGTACGTCCATATCAGTTCCCGTTGAAAGATACAAAAGTCACGGTGTCAGTCTCACCGTTCGCGTCGTCAATCGCTGCTTGGATTTGCCCAAGCATTTCATTCAAGCGACCTAGGTCAGCCCTTGTGACTGACTTCCCGTTTAGAGAATATGACGTATTCAGCAGACAGGCCCGGATCGCCGCAATCGTCTCCGTCTTGAGCGTCGCGAGCGTTGCGCTGTCGATCCCGAGAAATGGGTTGTCCATCGCCATGCCCTAGCGCACGGCGTAAAAATCTTACACCGTGTCCGATTTGGGCGTGTAGCGCAGGATGCCTGCTATGGTCGCAATGCAAAGCAGCATCGCACTTGTATCAAGTCCGTGGTTCGCCGCGTTGCTCTTTGTCTCGCGCCATTCCCAGACGCCCGGCCGGATCTCGACCTTGTGCTCTCCCTTGAGGTGCTCGAGGTACAACGGATTGACGTCCTCCGGTAATTCCCACTTTAGGTCGCCTTTGCCTTCGAGCGCGAGGCTCAAAATGTCCTTAAACCAGTCGCCGCTCCAGTTGTAAAAATAGACGTCGCCGCCGCGGTAGTCGCTGACCTGCGGATCGCTGAACGGATAGTTGACCATCTGCCCGGTCGCCTCGTCGCGCATCGTCCACGTCTTGCGAGCAAAGCCGCGCATCCCGCGCCAACCGAAATCCATGCAGTCCTTGTCGACATCGCTCGGCCGGTAGCCGCGGTCCTGTGCAACGCACGCATCTGGGACGCGGTAGCGGATCTGAAGCTCGCGCAGCTGGTCGCGGGTGTCGATCCGGCCGAACCAGAGTTGCCGGCATCGCGGACCCTGCGCCGTCGAGAACGCGCCGACCTCGGCCCAGAAGTGATCTTGCTGGCGGTCAATCGCTAGGAACCGGATGACCTCGTCCGGGATCGCGGAGCCGTCCGCGTAGGTCGCGACCATGAATCCCGACTTCGGAGCGAAGACATTGACGACCTTTTTCTCGACGATCCACGGCCTCGCCTCGCGCTTCGTTCTGAACTCGATTGTCGGGTTCTCGTCACCGGCTCGAATCAGCGTGTTGCACGCGTTGACCCACTCTTCCGCGAGGAGTCGCATCGGCCGCGAGACAATCGCCTCGACGCGGAAGGACCGGACGTCTGCCGGCGCGGAGACATTCGTTGCGACGTATCGCCCGGTACGTTTCCAAGCGTTCCGCGTTGCGTCCGAATCTTCGGACTCGTGCGTGCAAAGCGGACAGCGGAAGCGGACCGTTTCGACTACGCGAGCGACGTCCCACGTCTCGTCGTCCCTGCGCGCCTTCGCGTCCCAGACGACGCCGCCGGCGATCTGTCCTTTGTCTCCGCGGATCGCGAACGCGACCGGGTGAACGCCCTTGCACGCCGGACATTCGACCGACCACTCGGCCGCGTGACCGGAGCGAAAGCTCGTGTCCTCGACGTTGCCAGTCTCCGCGTCCATGATCGGCGCTTGGCTCACGTTGTAGACCTTCGAGCGCCCGACCTCCTCGAACTTACTCACGCGAGCGACCGCGTGACCGTAGACCTCCTGCCAGCGCGGGAGCCAGATCTCATCGTTAATTTTGTAGCGGATCGACTGCGACTGCTGCGTCGAGAGATTCGCCGCGTTGCACGTCAGGAAGTACCCGCCGAAATAAATCTCGGTGGTTGTCCGATGCGGACCCGGCCGAGGTAGCATCGCGGCGACCGGCTTGCACCGCTCGAGCAGCGGGTTGAGCCGCGACTTCGCGTGCCGCTCGACCATGTCTTCGGTCTGCATGGTCCACGAGATCGGCCCCGGATCGTTGACGAGAATCCACGGCACCCAGACATCCGCGACGAGCGTGCCGCCGACCTGCACGGCCTTTCGGAAGTGAACGCGCCGGACGAGCGGATCGCGCAACGCGTCGAAGATCGGGAGGAGCCAAGGCGTCAGCCGAGCGTGAAACGGTCCCGGCGTCGCGTAGCTCTCCGGCAGAACGACGTGCTTGCGCGCCCACTCGTAAATCGGCGAGCGGTCCGGCCGCGGTAGCCGCCACTTCTCGAGGATCTTCGCGACCTCGCTCATGCCGGCTTCGGCTCCGGCGCCGTCTTCTTCGGCCGTCCTCCGCGCTTGCCGTTCATCCGCGCAGCCGCGGCCTTGCGGTCAGACTTGACCCGACCGCCGAGGCGACCGAGCGCGACGGCGGCGGGGTTTTTGGGTTGTTCGGTCATAAAGTTAGGCGGCAAACTTGGCCTTCAGTTT